AATGGAAAAACAACAAATGGAAAAACAACAAATGGAAAAACAACAAATGGAAAAACAACAAATGGAAAAACAACAAATGGAAAAACAACAAATGGAAAAACAACAATATCAATTAGCAAATCCTAAACTTTCAGATGAAATATCTAAAGCAATGAATAGAATAAATATGAATTTTTCAAGTTAATTTTTTAATATTATAAAACAATAATAAACAAAATATAATTCTTGTAATTGTTTATTTAGTTACAAAATTTTTATGTACAGAATTTATATATAATATTTTTATATATAAAATGTTAAAAAATGATTTTTAAAAAATAAAACAATAGAATAATAAAAAGTTTCAATATAATTTAAAATGAGTAATCAAGATATTTCAAAAACTTATGTTAAATATGACCATATTACTCATGTTAAAAATCGTCCTGGTATGTATATTGGTTCAATTGATGAAGATAGTGTAGATACTTGGATTTATAATAATGAATTAAAAAAAATGGAAAAAAAGAAATTAAATTATAATCCAGGTTTATTTAAAATATTTGATGAAATATTAGTAAATGCAAGTGATCACGAAACACGTCTTAAATCGAAAAATAATGAAAATAAAATTTTATTAAAAAACATAAAAGTAAAAATAGATAATGATACAGGAATAATTGAAGTTTATAATGATGGAGACGGAATAGATGTAATTGAACATCCTACAGAAAAAGTATATATTCCAGAGATGATTTTTGGTCATATGTTGAGTTCAACAAATTACGATGATTCAGAAGAAAGAGTAGTAGGAGGACAGAATGGAATTGGAGCAAAGGCTTGTAATATTTTTAGTAAATGGTTTGAAGTTGAAACTATTGATAATGAGAGAAAGTTAAAATATATACAAAAATTTGAGAATAATATGACAGTTATAAATAAACCAAAAGTTACAAAATATTCAAAAAAACCATATACGATAATTCGTTTTTTACCAGATTACCAGTCATTTAAAACAAATGGATTATCAGAAGATATGTATAAAATAATGGAAAAAAGAGTATATGATATGTGTGCTGTTACAAGCAAAGATGTAAATATTTATTTTAATGAACAAAAAATAGAATATAAAACATTTGAAAAATATGTTGATTTGTATATAGGTTCTAAAACAGAACATGTAAGAGTTCATGAAGAAATAAATGATAGATGGGAAATAGTTGCATCTTATAATGAATATAATGGATTCGAACAGATATCATTTGTAAATGGAATCTGGACAATTAAAGGAGGAAAACATGTAGAATATATACTTAATCAGATTATTAAAAAACTTACAGAATTAATTACCAAAAAAAATAAGGATTTAGTAATCAAACCACAATCAATTAAAGAAAATTTAATTTTATTTGTAAAATCAACAATTGTAAATCCTATGTTTGATAGTCAGTCAAAAGAAACACTTACTACACCATCATCTAAATTTGGAAGTAAAGCAGAATTGAGTGATAAATTTGTAGATAAATTATACAAATCAGGTATAGTAGAAAAGATTATAGAAATGAGTCAAACACAAACTCAAAAAGATTTGAAAAAAACAGATGGAAAAAAGAAAAAAACAATCAAAGGAATTGCTAAATTAGACGATGCGAATTGGGCAGGAACTGATAAAAGTAAAGAATGCACTCTTATTTTAACAGAGGGTGATTCAGCAAAGACTATGGCAATTGCTGGTTTAAGTAAAGTAGGAAGAGATAAATATGGTGTTTTTCCATTAAAAGGTAAGTTGATGAATGTTAAGGAAACAAATGTTAAAAAAATATTAGAAAATGAAGAAATTTCAAATTTAAAAAAGATATTAGGTTTGGAAAGTGGAAAAAATTATCAAAATTTAGATGATTTAAGATATGGAAAAATAATGATAATGACGGATCAAGATACAGACGGAAGTCATATAAAAGGTTTAATTTTTAACTTGTTTCATACACTTTGGCCAACTTTATTAAAAAAGTTTAATTTTTTAAGTAGTATGATGACACCTATTGTAAAAGCTTCAAAAAATAAAAATATAGTATCATTTTATAATTTAACAGATTTTGAAAATTGGAAAAAAGTCAATAATTTAAATGGTTGGACAATTAAATATTACAAAGGATTAGGTACATCAACAGAAGAAGAAGCAGTTGAATATTTTCAAAAACTTAAAACAATTGATTATGAATATAATGGAGAATTATCAGAAAACAGTATAGATCTTGCATTTAATAAAAAAAGAGCAGATGATAGAAAAAAATGGTTATCAACATATAATCGTCAAGAAGTAATTAATATAAATGATAAAAATATATCTTATGATGAATTTATACATAAAGAACTTAAACATTTTTCTAATTATGATTTGGAAAGATCAATTCCAAATATTATGGATGGTTTTAAAACATCTTTAAGAAAAATTTTTTATTCTTGTTTGAAAAAGAATATTTATGATAAGGAAATTAAAGTTGCACAACTTGCTGGATATGTTAGTGAAAATGCTTCTTATCATCATGGTGAAGCATCTCTTCAATCTGCTATTGTTGGTCTTGCACAAGATTTTGTTGGTTCTAATAATATAAATTTACTTTTACCAAAAGGTCAATTTGGTTCAAGAGTCCAAGGAGGTAAAGATACATCTCAGCCACGTTATATATTTACGTTATTAAATAATATATGTGAAAGTATTTTTGTAAAAGAAGATGCAAAAATTTTAACATACAAAAATGATGATGGAGAATTTATTGAACCTGAGTATTATTTACCTATAATACCTATGATATTAGTTAATGGAGCAGTTGGTATCGGAACAGGGTTTAGTACAAATATTCCTTGTTTTAATCCAAAAGATATTGTTGAAATATTGAAAAAACTTATAAAAAATGAAGATTGTACAACTCAAGAAAATATAGAAATAATACCCTGGTATTCTGGTTTTGAAGGAACTATTTATAAAAATGGAAATAAGTATGTAAGTAAAGGAATATATAAACGTATATCTCCAGTAAAAATTCAAGTTACAGAATTACCAATAGGTTATTGGACAGAAGATTTTAAAACTATGTTAGAGGAGATGTTAGATGAAAAAGATACACCTTTAAAAAGTTATGAAAGTAATTATACACATTTAAAAGTAGATTTTACGTTAACTTTTACAAATTCTGATATTTTAGATAATTTATTAAAACCAATAACTATAAAAGAAAAAAAAGCTACAGATGATTATTCAACCCGGGAAAATGAAACAAATCAAGACTCTGAATCTATAAATGTTATAAATATATCATCAAGAATTCAAGAAGAACCTTCAGTCGTCCTTTGGACAGGTCTCTCACCAAATTATATAGGAAACGAGTTTGAAAATAAATTTAAAATGACATCTTCGAAAGTATTAAGTACAAGTAACATGTATTTATTTAATTCAAAATGTCAGATTGAAAAATTTAATACACCTTTCGATGTTATAAAATGTTTTTATAATGAACGTTTACCTTTATTTGAAACTAGAAAACAAAAATTATTAGAAGAATTAAAAAGTGATATAATGATGAAAGAAAATAAAATTAGATTTATCAAGGAAACAATAAATAGAACAATTATTGTATCTGAAATGACTAAAGAAGAATTAGAAAAAACACTTGAAGAAAAAAAGTATAATAAAATTGAAACAAATGATTCTAAACATGTATACAATTACTTAATAGATATACCAATATATAAAATGACAAAAGATGAAGTTAAACATTTTGATGAAGAAATACAAAAATTAAAATCATTATATGATAAAATTGAACAAAAAACTATACAAGATATGTGGTTAGAAAATCTAGAAACATTTGAAAATAAATATGATAAATATTTTGAAATAAGATTAAGTAAATATCAAAATACACAAACAAAAAGTGTAAAAAAGAATACAAAAAAAGTATAAATTTATTTTAAATTTTTTAAATTGTATATAAAATATAATTTTATAGTTATTATAACAATAATTAATAATAAAAGTGAAATTAAAATATTATTAAAACTATAATTTTCATTATTTTCTTTATGTGTTTCAATTTTTAAATTAGGACATTTTAATTCTTGTTCATTAGATTCACCCATACATTTTAAATTACCATGAATAATATTTGAATTAAATTCACCACCATGAAATACTGCATTTTTATCAGACATTATCATTTTTAAATATCCAAAATGATTTAATAAAAAGAAATATGCATCAACATGTGTATCAATTGGAAATACATATTTTGACAAAATTTCACAAGCTTCTTTTGTTACAATATAACAACCTGCACCAAAGTGAAATTTAGAGTTATCAACGTCTGAAAAATATTCTTTTAGATAACCAAAATTTAAAATGTCAAATTCGTTATTATATTTATTCAATTCATTTTGAATCGTTTCGTAAAAATTATTCATCATGTGCATATCATCTTCTAGTATTATTGCAATATCAATATTATCCTTAATTATTTTTTGCCAACATTTATAATGAGATAAAGTTGAACCAATTGCTCCAGTTCTATCAATTTGTTTATGGTCACATCTATGTTTTTTTTGAATAGTAAATCTGGTATAAAGTGAAATACGATCATCTTTATAAAATTCTGACATGTTTGGTTTTCTCATATCTACAGCAGAAATTTTTTCATAATTTTTACAATTTAAATAATCTAGTTGATATTTAATAAAATCCCATCTTTGAGAATCTTTATCTAAATTTATAACAAATATAGGTATATCTTTGCTTGATAATTTGTTTGGAGATAAAACAGTAGTTCCAGTAATAGAATTTTTAAGATTATTTTCAGACAATATCATTTTATAAATTTTATTATTATATTTATTTATAAAATAAATATAATAATTTAAAAACACATATTAATTAATTTTATGATAAAGTTGTAAAATTAATTATTAATAAAATGCATCAGTTTATGGAGACAATTTTATTAAAATATTTTACAACAGGAAATATAATAATTGATTCATTATTAATGTATTTTTTTATAGAATATGTTTCAAAATTTAAAATTAAAAATTTTTTGATTATTTTAAAATATTTAAATTTGAACTATTTAAAAAGTTTTTACACAAAACAAAAATATAAAACTATATCTTTAACAAAAAAAAGAATTAGAATTGTTAATAAATTTAGAATAGATTGTAGATATGAAACTACAAAAGAAATTGATTCAGTTATACATTATATTTCAAAAAATACCAAAGTAAATCATTATAATTTTTCAAAAGAAAATTTTAATAACGATGATGAATCACCAAATAAAAATAATATATCAGAAGGATATTTAGAACCATCAGAATGTACATATAATATAATTTTAAATCCATTTGATGAGGGACATTCGTCCCTGTTGGAATATAATTCCAACCGAATCCTTGATAATATTAATAAGAAAATATATTTAGATATAATTATAGATAATTATATTTCAGGTTCTGATGGACAACATTCAGTATTTGAATCAAAATATAAATTGTATTCATCAAGTTTAGATATATTAACAGAATTTATAAATAAATGTATAAAAGAATATGATGAACATTTAGAACAACAAACTACAATTTCAAAATATTATTGTATTTATCAGGGTTTATCTGAATCTAAATATAGAGAAAAAGAAGAATCATCTTATTTAACATTTCCTTTAATCTCTTCTAAGACATTTGATAATATTTTTCTACCAGAAAAAAATAAATTATTAGACGATTTAAATTTTTTTCTTGATAATAAAATTTGGTATAAAAACAAAGGTATTCAATATTCTTTTGGAATATTGTTAAAAGGAGAACCAGGTACAGGTAAAACAAGTGTTATAAAATCAATAGCAAAACATACAAATAGACATATAATCGATGTACCATTAAATAAAGTAAAAACAGTAAAAGAATTATTAAACATTTTTAAAGAAAATTCAAATGGAATGATATATAGTACAAATGAAAATGAATATAAAAAAATTCCAAGATCTAATTGTATATTAGTATTAGAAGATATAGATTGTGTTTGTGATTTAGTATTATCAAGAGAATTTAAAACAAATGAAATTATTAATTATACTGATAAAAAAATAAAAGATAATGAAAATAAAAACTCATATGTTAAAGTTGAAACAAGTGATGATACATATATTGTAAAAAAAGAAAACCAACCAGATATAACTCTTTCATCACTTTTAAATGTATTAGATGGTATACTTGAATCAAATGGTATTATTTATATTATAACTACAAATTATCCTGAAAAAATAGATAAAGCTTTATTACGACCAGGTAGAATAAATTTTACAATAGATTTCAAAAAATCAGATTATAAAACAATTAAGGAAATGCTTGAATTTTTTTACGAAACTAAATTATCAGAAGATAATGAGTATGAAATAAAAGAAAATGTTCACACAACTAGTTATGTTTCAGGTTTATGTATATCGTATAAAAATGATATAAACAAATGTATTGAAATGTTAAAATAAAATAAAAATAAAATATTTTAATAAATTAAATATATTTATTAAAATATAATATGGAAAAAAAAGACGGATTTAATAATGGTTACCCATTTAATGTAATTATGACATCACCTAAAATGGGAGATATCATAAATTTTTATTCTAAATTTATAAATATTAATAAAAATAATTCATTTTTTAATACTGTATATAATTATGAAAAAAAGTTAAATGAAAAAAA